GATTGATCCTGCGGCGAGCGACGAGGTCTTTCAGGACGGCATGGGCACGGTCATCAGGAACCGACTGACAGTCGCCAACCGCCTCGGCATCTCCCCCGAAGCTTTGGCCGAGGCCCTCGGGCCAGAAGAAATCCAGACCTTTGGCTCGGACATCAAGTCCTACCGCTTCGTGCCTGAAGATGTGAAGGCGCTTCAGGCGTATGTTGCGAAAACCAAGAAGGATGGCACCTTCGACCCGACGGACTTTGCCGCACTCATGGGCAGCGCATACTATAATGCCACTGGCCGCGAACCAGATGAGAACTTTGTAAAGAATGCTCTCGACACCGGCATGAACTTGCAGACCAGTGAGGGCGCAGGTCTTTCGGACTTTAGCTATGAGCAGGCCGACAAGGACGCGCAGAAGATGCTCGGCGTTCAAGCCAATGCTGGGGGCAAGACCGAACTTGGCTGGGGCGAAGTGGTCGGCGGCGCGGCGCTGAACTTCATCCCGAGCACCTTTGAGCTTGCATACGATACGGCCAAGGCCCTGACTGTCGATCTGCCAGACACGGTTGAGAGCCTTGTGAAGGTCGTTGGCGGCGCGACTGGCCTCACAGACGACACCCAGTATGAGGCCCTGAAGAAATACTACACTGATCGTTACGGCAGCATTGAGGGCTTCAAACAGGCCCTCATGACAGACCCAGCGTCTATCGCCGCTGACATCGCGGGCCTCGCAACAGGCGGTGCTACGATCCTTGCGAAGACTGCGGGCCTTGCGTCCAAGGTCGGGAAGATTGGCGCGCTATCGAACGCGGCCAAAGCCGCTGAAGGTTTCGCCAGTGTCGCTGAAGGCTTCGCCACTGGTGCGAGTAAGCTGGACCCAACACGCTTGGCGGTTGGCACAACCAAACTTGGCGCAAAGGCCCTTGGCAATGTGGCGGAACAGCTCGCTGTGAACGCCCCTGCTCGCATGGTTGGTGCGACGGGCGCTGACGTCAAGCAGGCCTTCAGTGCTGGCAAGCGCGGATCTCAGGAGTTTGTTGAGCAAGCAACGGAAACGGGCGACGTTCTCGATCCCTTGGCTAAGGCCGACGCAGCCCTTAGCGAACTCTATCTGAACCGCAGCCGTGATTATACGCGCCGCATGAAGAAGCTAAAGCAAAATCCAGAGGTGCTTGATTTTGCCGATGTCGAACAGGCTATTGAAGGCGTCCGCAATGTTGGGCGGCATAAAGGCATCGACATTTCTGGTGCTGGCGGCGTGTGGGACGAAATCGACGCGAAGTACATGGAGTTCTTCGACAAGGGTCTGAACAGCATCGAAGACTTTGATGCGATGAAGCGCGCGATTAAGGAAATCGGCAGCCGATACCAAGTCGGTACGCCTGAGTTCAAGGTCGCGAATGATGTCGCAAAGTCAATCAACGCCACCATCACCGCAAAAGCTCCCATATACTCCAAGGTTATGGGCGACTATCGTCTAGCGAGTGATACCCTCGCCGACGTGAAGGCATCGATTGGTGCAGGTGCAAAGAGTGCAGATACCACTCTCTCGAAGCTCATGCGTGCGCAGTCCGGTAAAGGCCCGCGCGGCAACTCGGTTATCCAACTGCTGGAAAGCACGAAAAGCGGCAAGGGTCTTGGGGACATGCTGGCAGGACGCAACCTGTCGAGCACTGAACCCCGTGGCATGGGACCAAGCATGATGACGACTGGGGGTGCTGCTGCGGGTTCTCCTGAGCTTCTTCTCGCCTCCACGCTATCGCCTCGCGGCCTTGGCATGAAGGCCTATGAGCTGGGCGAAAAGTACGGCGCAGCAGAGCGTGGTATTGGCGCAGCGGGCCGCATGGTTGGCGCGGATAAGTTTGTGCCCAAAGCGGTCGATCTGGTGCAGCAGTACGCGCCGGGCGTGAAGCGCGCCGTCTTCGGCATGCAGCCTATCATCCAGAGCCAGCAAGATCCGTTCACGCTCACGACGGTCACTCCTGAAGAGCGCAAGAACGCCCTGATGGCGCGCTACGCCGCAACGGCCATACCGCAGGCTACCTTGTTAGAGCGCGCGCCGCTGTCGCTTGAGCAGTACCGCGTTGGTCTTCCGGGGGAGGGCAGAACGGATCTGACCGAGCTTTTGAAGATGTATACAGGCGAAGACAACGAACAGCCCGTTGAAGAAGAGCAGCCCGGATTTGCGCGCGGCGGCATCGTCATGGCACCGAGCATGTTCTAATGCCACAGGATTATAGCTCGAGGGGTTTAGGTTAATGACTGGTAGTCTTTCAGTTCGCAAGAAGAACGCAACTCGTGCGAAGAAGCCCTCCACGGGTGACTATTTGCGGACGGCTAAGGACATGCTTGTCGTACACCCTCGCAACTCGGCAGCGGCTACGCTCGGCGGTGCTGCTTATGATTATGTGACGAAGTCCACACCCAAAAGCGTTATGCGCGACATCACTGAAAGTGCGGAAGACGCGGGGGACTGGCTGCGCAAAGAGGGCAAGCTCATCCGCGCCGCGCCCATTACGGAAACTCTTCGGTTGCTCAAAGCTGGGTACATCGACCCGTTAGCCGAACCATTCCGTGTTTTCAAACAGGCGGCGACCGAACGGGCGCGCGGCAACGAAAGCGGCGGGAAGAAACTCGCCGCGATGGTTCCGCTCGCTGTGGCTGGTGTGCTCCCTCAAGGTCGCGGCGCGGGCAAACTTGCCACGAAGGCGGGCGTAGAGGCCGCTGAAACGGCAGCGACGAAGGCAGCGACGAAGACGGCGACAAAGACGGCGACGAAGACGGCAACGAAGACGGCAACGAAGACGGCGAAGAAGGCCGCTGCGCCTAAACCTAAAGCAAAACCGTTAGCGGCAAAACGCCCTGCACAGCTAGAAGGGGCCGACAGTCCGTTCATGGTAAGTACGCGGCGTCCTACCGCGCCGAACTATGCAACCCAAGGCAATCCAGACGAGCAACTTCTTATCCAAACCGGTGAAGCATTGCGCGCTGCGCCTCCTGCCTTTGAAAAGAATATGAACATGCTCGCCGAAGAGCCGTTTATGCGGGGTATGGCTGGCGCAAGTCCTGAACAGATATACGAGGAAGGTGTTCGCCGTGGTGCGGACAATCTCAAGTTCATCATGTCGGACCTGATGCCAGCAGAGAAAGTAGAAGCTGCACGGGGTTGGTATCCAACCGCGCAGATGGTGTCGGAACGTGCCGCTGAACGCGCTGGGTTGCCGCCACAGGCAGGTTACGGTGTCGCAGCCGTAACGTCGCCACAAACGCCTTGGGACATTAACGTGGCCCGCGTAGACCGCATGATGGACCTGTACGGCGACCGGTTCGCCACCGATCCCGCTGCTGCGCGCAAATATATCGAAGGTCGCTTGGAGACAAAAAGTCCCGGAGCCATCGCAGCTCTCGGCCCTGACTACGCAGAGCGGATTGCAGCCATGCCGTATGAGGAACTGCCCGACAAGTTCGCCAAATTTGCCCGCGTTTCTTTGGCCGATGCCACGCGAAACAATCCGATAGTGCGTAAGATAGACCTTTCAGGTGAGTACGGCGATCCCTACGGCAGCATGACTTGGGGTAGCGGCGACAGCGTCAGCAAAGCTCTGGCGATTTTGGACAACCCGTCGATGGAAAATATCAACGCCCAACTTCTCGGCGGCGGTAAGGTTCCGTCCTTCTTCAACAACATCGCCAATCCTTACAGCGAAGCGCCGATCTCGACGATTGACACGCACAGCGCGGGCGCGGCCAGCCTTTTCCCCGGCGGCGGGAACGACCCGATTGTCTATCGCGCGATGGGCCTTGGACCGTCTGGAAAAGGAATGCCACCCGCTGCGGCGGACGTAGCGCGTACCGGCTCTAAGGGGCTGTACGGCCCGCTATCGGACATGCACACGCTGGCGGCCAAGGAAATGGGCTTCGACACGCCGCGTGAAGTGCAGTCCGCTACGTGGGAAGGTGTTCGCGATCTTTGGGGGCAAGAGGGCAAAACACCTGAACTAAAGCGCGCCATCGCCGACATCTGGAACAATTCTAGCTCGCCAGACGAAGCTCGTTTTCGGATAGCGGACCTACTCGGCAAACCTGTGCGCCGCATGTTCCAAGTCAAATAACGCGAAGGTCGGGGGGCAACTGCTCCTCGGCCTCTTCGTCCCAGTCTTCTGGGATGTTGCCGTCGTACATCACCCACAGATAGTTTTCGCGGGTGCGGGGCATGCCTAATTCAGCAAGTACCAAATCGTAACTATCTACTGTCAACGTCCGTCTCCCTTCGCTTCGGCCAGCAGCGCGGCATAGGCTATGTTATCTTCCGCGCTGTCGGCGTGATACTCGCTGCGCGTGAACAGGCGAACAAGCTTGACCTGCTGCATGAACATCCAGCCTTCGCTCTCGGTCAGGTCGCGGCCTGTGATGGCATTGAAGGCCGTCACAATCTTGCCCATCGACCGTTCGCCCTCTGGCTCGTCATAGGTCGCGGATCGGTCGTGCATGTGCGCCGCAGCGCGGCCCAGCAGCTCGGCGGCCTTCGGCTCTGGCATCTTGGGTGTCGCATGCGACTGGAAGCAGTCCAGCGCCAGTTTCACTGTGTCGTGCTCGACGTCGCAGAAACTGCATATAAAGCTCTTACTCATTTCGTTCTCCGTTTCAGTGCTTCCAACAGAACCTCTTGTATCGTCTTCTTGGACGTGAGGCGGTGCATAACGAGACTATCGACCGTGTTGCGGGCGAGGATCGGATAAATAAAGACTGGGCGATCATAACCCGCCTGCTTCTGGCGCATCGGGCCGATGCGCTCAATGATTTGCATATGCTCTTCGAGGTTCCAGTTGACCCCATAGAAGGCCAATATATTGCCCCCGTCGGCAAGGTTCAACCCGTGGCCTGCCGACGCAGGGTGCGCAAACAGGATCGGGATCTGCCCGGCGTTCCACTGCCTAATCGTGTCAGGGTCTGCGTCCAAGACCCGACCGTTACGAAAGCGATCCCGCAGCCGCGCCAAGTCATGCTTGAAATTGTAGGCCACCAAGACGGGTGCGCCGTTGGCTTCCTCGATGATGCTTTCCAGCGCATCCAGCTTGGCCGCGTGAACTGGCTCCCAGTTGCCCTCGTCATCTACGTACATTGCGCCGTTGGCGAGTTGCAAACACTTCTGCGTGCGCACCGCCGCGTTGACGGCCTCGACACCCTCCTCACCGATCTGCGCGAACATCTCGGTCTCCATGTCCGTGTACATGTCCCGCGCGTCGGGCGGCAGGTCGATGTAGATCGGGTTGGTGATTGGCTCGTCCACCGGCAGGCCGCGCACGGTCAGGCAGATGTCCTTGAGCCGCTCCTCGACCTCGGCCTGCGTGTGATCGTAAGGTACGAGGCTATAGCCGTCATAGCCCTTGCGGAACCAGCGCATGGCGAAGGCGGAGAAGCTCTGACCCAGACGCTCGCCCTTGTCGAGGAACCAGATCTGGCCCCACAGATCCTTGACGCCGTTTGGCGCGGGCGTGCCCGTCAGGCCAATGAAGCGGTCGACGTGCGTGTGCGCCACCTCACCCAATGCCCGAGCGCGAGATCCGCCCTGCCGCAAGCGGAAGGACTTCAGGCGCGTGAACTCATCCGCGATCACCGTCTTGAAGGGCCACGCATCGCCCACCGCCTTCCGCAGCCAGACAAGGTTGTCATAGTTGGTCGTGTAGATGTCGGCGGGCGTGTCAAGCGCCGCTTGACGCTGCTTCGGCGTGCCGGTGATGACGCTGACGCGCAGGTGCGACAGGTGCGGCCACTTCTGGACCTCGTCAGGCCACGTAGAGCGCGCAACGCGCAGCGGGGCCAGCACAAGGGCCGGATAGACGTCCTCGACCACGGAGAGGGCCTCTAGAGCCGTCAGAGTGGTTACGGTCTTCCCGCCGCCCATCGGCATCCACAGGGCTGCCCTGCGCTCCTTGTATAGGTGCGCGAGGGCCTCTTCCTGATAGTCGTGTGGTTTGAAGGTCATTTTAACATCTGCTGAAGCGCCAGTGCCTGACACTGGGCGTAGGTGAGCTTCGGTGCGCGTTGCCATATTGCTTCGGCGCGGGTCTCAACTTCGTCGGCTATGGCGTATGCCATGGCTTTGAGTTCTGCTTGTGTGCGTTTCTTGGTCATTGTATTGTACTCCTTCGTTGCTGATGCCCCTTAGTGGCATATGCAACGTCAGGTTGCAACCCCCTTCTGCACTTTTTTCACTATTTCGTCGATTTCTTCTATCGACCGGGCGATGAACACCGGAAAACCGTCGTTTCTCATGCGCTCGATCTCCCGCTGCTGGTGCCCGCTGACGCGGTCGCCATCGGCTTTGATCTCGATGAAGGCCGCCTTGGGCCACGTCCACCACACAAAGCAGTCTGGGCAACCCCTGCGGCCCTCCCAGCGCACCTTGCGGTACTGACCGCCGCTCTTCTGCACGACGTGCTTGAGATGGTCCTGAAGGCGTCCTGCGGGCGTCATTCTTTGCGATACCGCTTGGTCTCAAAGCCCGCAGCCGATAGGGGCAGGCCGCCAGACCAACTGGGATTGGTGGACATGAGCTCGGCCAGACCGTCGCTGGTGTAGGTTGGGTTGTCCGGCGTCTCGCAGACCAGCTCGTCGTGGACGCGGATGCAGACGTCGAAGCCGTCGACTTCGGCGCGCAGCATGCCGGACATGAAGACGTCGCGGGCGATGGCCTGCACTGCGTTCTCCGTCAGCTTGCCGCCGTAGGTGTCGAGGCGCTCCCACTTGCGGGTGTACTGGTTCATGCCCTCATGCGTGATTTTGCCGCTCTCCGACACCTCTGGGCTCGGATAGCACAAGTACCGACCGCTCGGCAGCCGCATGCGCAGCCACGCGATGCCCTGCGTGTCCGCCTTGACGTCGAACGTGATTAGGTCGCGCACGCCGAAGCTCTCGCCCAGATTGTTGATTGCCTCACGCGCGGCGGCCTCCATGTCGTACCACAGGCTGCGCGTGCGCGGGTGCGCCTTGCGCCATGCCGTGACAATCTCCTGTATGGCCTCGTCGGTCATCGCGTCAAAGACTGCGCCGCCCATCTTACGATAGGCCCCGACGCCGCCCTGATAGCCCCCAGCGAGCTCAGGCACCTTGCCCTGAAGCTGCCGCTCGGTCTTTGTGATGTCGCCCGGATCTTTGCCGAGGATGCGTCCGGCGGTCACCTTGTACAGATCGTGCCCGTCGCCGCTGTCATAGGCTTTGAAGGCCTTAATTTTCCAATCCTCGCCCGCCAGCCACGCCAGCACGCGCCCTTCGATGTTCGACAAATCGGCGATGACCAGCTTCTTCCCCGGAGACGCGATCAACGCGCCGCGCACGCCGAAGGCGCAACGCTCGCTGATGTTGTCCCAGATGAGATCTTCGCAGTCTGCCTTAAACGCCGCGACCGTCGTCTCTTGCACGACGTCGTCAAACCAGTCAGGCGAGCGGGGCAGGTTTTGCGGCTGGAACAGACGCCCCGCATCGCGCCCTGTGCGCGCCGCGCCGCAGAACTGGATCAGGCCGCGCAGGCGACCGTCGCGTGACGTGCCGTTGAGCAGCACAGTGTATTTGGCGGGTGAAGTCGCGGCGGCCTGCTGGCGGATCTCCAACAACTCGCGCACCTGCGGATCGAGATCCCCGTCGAGCAAGTTGCTGAGGGTGCCACCCGTCAGATCTTCAGGCTCGAAGTTGAGCTTGTCCTTGAAATGGTCGAGCAGCCGCTGCCGTTGCGTGGCCGAGGTGACGTTGCCGCCAGTCAGATGGGTTGCACGAGCGGCCAGAGCTCTTGAAGTTCGGTCAAAAGCTCGGAGAGCGGATCGGGCGAAGTCGAGGTCAACGGCGATGCCACGGTCATTAATTCTTTGGTCTGTGAGCCATAGGTTGCGCTCATAGCTAGTATCGTTCCAATGCGGCAGGCGTCCATGTACGTCGCGCATCGCGTCCACATCAAGTCGGGCGTATTCGATGAAGGCTGTCCACTCATTGGGGTGCGTCTCCCGTGTTGCTCGCCGCAATTTCCAGTTCTTGGGACACGGCTTGGTGAATAGATGTATAAGCTTTTTACCTGCTTTGTCTTTAGCTTTGTCAGTCGGCACGTTCAGGACGTCGCAGAGCTGGCCCAGAGAGCCCGGCAGGCTGTGCTGTAGGGCCAGCACCATCGTGTCGATGATCTTCTCGACAGGGATATGCACGCCCTGCTCACGCAGCACGGTGCGGTCAAAGTTGCTGTTGTGGATGACGACGCTGTCGGCGCTGTCGATCAGCTCCTGTAACACCTCACGCCAGTTCGGCATGTCCTGCGTGTCCCAGACGTCCACAGGCGCGTTGTCGGCGGCCACCGCGACGAGCATCACCTCTGCCTCTTCGGCATAGCGGTACGCCCCGTGCCGGATGTTGACGGCGCAGAAGGTTTCCAGATCGAGATATAGGATGCTCATACCAAATCCCATCCTTCAAGCGCGGGGGCGCTGTTGTAACTTTCAATCCGCTCCGTAAGGATGACGGCCCGTGTCTCCTTACTCTTGGGTTGGTACGTGCCTTTCCATGCGCTGTCGATGCCGATGTTACGGGCCACATTAGTGCTGTCCGCACTGGATAGAGGCAACTTTGAAAAGATGGCTGGGTTCAACATACGCAGCCCGTGTAACTTGCAAATGGGTCTGCCCGACGGATTGCAAATAGCCCCAACAGCCTTTGTAGCCCTTTCCAAAAACTTCTTAGGACGGCTCACGTCGTATTCCCCACTTGATCCTATGCAGACGCGCGGCCACGCAAGAGCCAACCGATGTAAGCGTTCTATGCTTTCGTTGATGTGCCACACAACCGCCGCCTGATGACGGGGAAACGGCCATTCATCGGCGAGCTGGTCGTTTTCTTCCTCGGTGCCTTCGATAACGTCAGGAACAACAGCCCAGTCAAAACCGGGGTGCGTTCGCCACATATCGACCCACTCGTAATATTCGCACCAGCGAACGCCATGCCCTTGCTTCCAAAAGGTGAAAGCCCCGTTGTCCAACGCAAATGACTGCGTGATTTCAGCGGCCAAGTTCATCTGCCGCGTTTCCGCAAACGACACAAAAGCATGACGCGCGGCCCAGACCTTGATCGCGCAAGTGTCGGGCGTTATCGGGCCGCCGTGATAGTGGATCATGCGTACACCACTGCGTAGATGCGCTCCAACGGGCGGCTCACTTCCACCTTAACGCAACCAAGACTAACGAGAATGCGTTTCCCCAACGCCTCGCCCCAAGCGATTTCATCGCCCAGAACCTGATGATCGAACAGCTTCAAATGCTCGACAAGTTCCTGTTGCAAGCCAACGGCGCAGCGACCCTCATCAAACCATGCAGTGATTTCCCACGTATGGCCGTGCAACGCGCCTTCGCGGTCCCGATGCGCGGCGCTCATCACCGCGCCGACGCCTGTTAATGTTTTGGGGGGCATGCTGATAACTCCTTCTTTCAGGTGAGCCGCGCGCTTCGGTTATCAGCAACGCAGGAGCAACCCGCACCCGCGCGCGGCTCGCCAGAAAGAAGGTACGCCCGCCGACGATACATGAGGAGAGCGGGCGTACCATGACTATAGACCTAAAGTAGGTCTAAGCCAATAGCCGAGGCATAGGTATCGAGTATCGCGAAATGTTCGTCCCTATCTTCCTTCGACATCTTGCGAATGCGCACGATCTCACGGAGGATTTTCGGCACATATCCACGGGCCTTAGCCTCAGTGTACACGTCCCTGATGTCTTCCGCGATGCCCTTCTTCTCCTCTTCGAGACGCTCGATGCGCTCGATTAAAAGACGGAGCGGATCGCCCGCACTATTGTGTCCTACCTCGCTCACAGGATGTCGTCCGCGTC